AGTGACCGGCATGAGAAACTATGGATCAATTACCATAGCGGAAAATACCTACTTGGCAGCCGAGTTTGACTTGGTTGTTCAGGCTAACTAACTAGGAGAAATACAATGGCAAAGTTTGTTGCTACTGATTACAAGGTGACTGTCAATGGCACTAACCTTTCGTCATCGCTAACCTCTGTTGACCTATCGCTTTCAAGCGATGAGGTTGACACTACTGCTTTCGGCGGTGCATGGCGCACTGTCGCTGGTGGTCTACAGTCAGGCTCAATCACCTTGAACTTCAACCAGGATTTCGGTGCTGGTTCAGTTGATGCAACCCTGTTCCCGCTGTTCAACACTGCGGCTACTGTAGTCATCACCCCAACCTCAAGCTCGGTATCGGCTACCAATCCGAGCTATTCTGGCCTCTTTTTAGTTTCACAATATCAGCCATTCGCGAGCTCTGTCGGCGATCTAGCCCAGCTTTCAGTAACCTGGAACTCAGCAGGAACTATCACCCGCGCAACTGCTTAATTTCAGGTAGACTCTAACTCATGAAGATTAACCTACGCGTTGAGTTTGTGTCTGGTGAGTCGCAGGAAGTTTCTGCGACCGCCCCTGATCTTGTTGCTTTCGAGGACAAGTTCAACCTGAGCGTTACTAAGCTCGAGTCTGAAATGAAGTTCACTCATCTAGTCTGGCTTGCCTGGACTTCTCTGAGCCGACAGAAACTAACCAGCAAAGAGTTCGATGCTTGGTTGGCAGATGTCGCTTCGGTAGGGCCTGAGTCCTCCCCAAAATAGTAGGGCTTGGCGATAGTTCCGCTCATTGGTATATCGCCAGCCTTGCTTGTGAAACAGGCATTGCCCCTCGAGTGCTAATGCAGGAGAGTGAGCGGATGCTTTGGACTATGGGCAGATACTTGGTTAGCCGTAACTTGCCCAAAGGCTAGATAGACCCCCTTCTTCGGGAGGGGGTTTTATCTTTGGGTAGAATAGAAGCATGGCTGATGTGGTTTATTCAAATGTGCGCGAGTTGACAAGACAACTCAAAGCCATTGAGCCAGCCTTAGTCAAGGCGATGGTCAAAGATGTCAAAGCTGAAATCAAACCATTGGCTACTGCGGTCAAGACTGCCCTGCCTACCGTGTCACCTCTTAGCGGCGCTAACAACAATGGTCGCCTAGGCTTTGGTCAAGGTAAGCCTTCTAACTCTGTGTCTGTTCGCTATCGCACTGGTAGATCCAGGCGCACCGCCATCACAGCGCTTGCTTCAGTTCAGGTAAACTCTCCGCTTACAGCGCTTATGGATTATGCTGGTCGGCGCGGTGTAACTACTCGAAGCCAGGTTACTCGCCCTTATGCTTACAAGGGTGGCACTCGCACTCACCGCAACAATGGGCAGGGTCAGGCTATGGTGAATCGCCTAAACTCTATTCGCCCTGCTTCTCGCTTTGCTTGGCCAGCAGCCGAGCGCGCTCTTCCAATGGTTCAGGCTAAGGTTCAGTCTGTGCTTGAATCCGCTGCCGCTCAAATCTCTAGGAGTTTCCGCTAATGGCTGTCATTATTCCAGTAGTTTCAAAGTTCGATGACCGAGGATTAAAGAAGGCTCAGTCAGAGTTTGGCAAACTTGGCTCTTCTATGAAGAACCTACTGGGTGCGGCCGGTCTAACTATCGGACTCAGTGGTGTTGTCAGCGTGCTGAAGGAATCTGCACAGGCAGCAGTTGGCGATGTAAAATCGCAAGCCTTGTTGGCTAACCAGTTGCGCAATACTGTTGGCGCTTCTGATGCACAGGTTGCTGCTGTTGAGGCGAGCATCAAGGCCATGCAGATGCAGGCCGCTGTTGCTGATGATGACATCCGCCCAGCCTTCGCTTCGCTTGTGCGTGCTACTGGCGATGTTACGCAGGCCACCTCACTAACCAGCCTTGCTTTGGATGTTGCGGCTGGCACTGGCAAAGACCTTGGCGCTGTATCGCTTGCCTTGGGTAAGGCTGTCAATGGTTCAACCACTAGCCTTCTGAAACTTGTTCCGAGCATTAAGGGTGCATCTAACCCGATGGGTGAACTCTCTAAGCAGTTCGCAGGGGCTGCTGAAGAGGCTGCTAACAATGACCCATTTCAGCGCCTCACCATTGTCATGGGCGAGTTGCAGGAACAACTAGGCACATACCTTCTGCCAACTCTCGAAGAGTTCGCTGGCTGGCTGTCAGACTCATCCACGCAAGACAGCATCACATGGATGATTGACCAGTTCGGTGCATGGACTAAAGAGATGGGCCTCGCTGCCGATGGTGTTTTCTATCTTGGTGACCAAGTAGATTCATTCTTCAAAACCATCTCTGGCAGTTTCGAGTCAACCCCTTTCACTGACTTCTTGGGTTGGCTTGCTGATAGAGCCTCGAGCGCTTTGAACCCTTTGCAGAATCTAGTGAACATCTTGCAGCAATTTGGTTTGCTCAAGAAGGATGCTGACGCAATTGCTAACGGCCCTAAGATTTCTAAGGGTCTGACAGCCAATGAGAAGTTCCTACTCGGCCAGTCACTCAAGGTCAAGACTGACACAACCACTACAAAGACTAAGCCTTCGACTGGTGACACACAGGCTGAGAAGGCTGCCAAGGCTGCCGCTACCAAGGCTGCTAAGGCGCGTCAGGCAATTATTGATGCTGCTCAAAAAGCGAGCGATGAAGCCAAGCAGGCCTTTGATGACCTGAAGGCTGCGGTTGATGATTTCAACAAGTCTTTTGCTCAAACTGCTGATGCCTTCAAGATGGTATTTGCGGCCAGTGCACCTCTCGGCCAGTTCGAGCAGCAGACTGTTGATGCGTTCCAGAGCATGCGAGATGCGGCGCAGGCAGCATTTGATGCTGGCCTGTTTGGCAAGCAGGGTGGTGATGCCACTCTTGCAAACCTGAAGGCTTACGCTGACCGTGAGCAGGCTTTGCTGCAAGACATTGCTAAGCAGCGCGATGTGCTGGCCAAGAAGATTAGCATTGCCGAGTCTGTAACGGCCGGCGTTATGGGTTCATTGAACCTCACCTCGATGTTGGAAACTCAGACCAAGACTGTCACCCAGTCTGTGACCAAGATGGTGGATGGGATTGCTCTAACTACCACTCGCAGTTTTGATGAGGTTGTGACAGGTGGGCTTGCTGACAGTTTCAAGAAACTGGTTGACAAGACTAAGACCTTTGCTGGCAACCTAACCAAACTGAAGCAACTCGGTTTGAATGGCAACCTGTTCAAGCAGATTGTTGAGGGTGGTGCTGACGCTGGTGGTGCTACTGCTGAGGCTATCATCGCTGGTGGTGCTGATGCGGTCAAGGAACTGAACGGCCTGTTTACCGAGTTGACTGATGCTGGTGCTGAGATTGCTAAGACCTCTACCCCTGTGCTGTATGACTTGGGTGAGAACATGACCAACTCATTCATTGATGGGTTGCGTTCACAAGACCAGATACTGATTGATACTGCGAACTCAATGGCGGCCTTGTTCACTGAACAGTTCAAGAGCCAGTTGAATCTTGCTATCACACCAACCATGCAGGGTGCTCAGTCTACTGCGGTGCAGATGCAGTCAGCACTTGACCTGTCAAGCCGCCCTGACCCGAAGCGCTCACCACAGTCTTACGCAGCATGGTTGCAGAGCATCGGTGGCATTGACCCTATGCGCTCACCTGAGTCTTATGCTCGCTCACAGACTGCGGCCGGTGCAACATACAATGTAACTATCAATGCTGGTGCGATTGCTAACAAGCAGGAACTCCCAGCAATCATTGTTGACGCGCTTGGCACATACACCAAACAGTCTGGTGCTGGTGGTCTTACTCGAGTGCTAGGTTTATAGCATGGCAGTCACTGAAAAAGTTGAGATTGGTTTTGACCTAACAACTGCCGGCGGGCCATTCCTAACCCTAAATGACCCTGTTGCTGGTCAGCTCGACAACCCTGCTTGGCCTTTGGGCGGTCTAACCTTCTATGACATCACCTCAAGAGTGCGCTCTTACAGCATCCGTCGAGGTAAGTCGCGCCAGTTGGACACCTTCCAGGCTGGTGTTGCTTCGGTTGTTTTGAACAACAATGACCGCGCCTTCGACCCAACTTTTACTGCTTCACCTTTTTATGGGCAGGTTGTTCCTAAGCGAGAGATTCGCATCAGTTCCAACAGTGTGGTTCAATACCGCGGTCTAATTGATGACTGGAATCTTGACTATGCCCCTCAAGGTGACAGCACAGCACTAGCGGCTTCTTCTGATGGCTTCTCACAGTTAGCCAACCAAACACTTACAGGTGGCACAGCAACCCTTCAGTTGACTGGTGCGCGCATCAACAGCATCTTGTCATCGACCGATGTCGAGTGGCCAGCTGAAACCCGATCCATTGATTCAGGTGAGATTTATCTCGGTGCGGATGTCATCCCTGTCGATGCCAATGCGCTGACTTATCTGCAAACCATTGAGCGCTCAGAGGGCGGTCGCTTCTTCATTGGCAAGAATGGTTATGTCACCTATAAAGATCAGAATGGTGTCCAGCCTTCTTCAGCAACTATGGTTACTCTTGCCGATGATGCAACTGGTATCAAATACACAGGTATGCAAGTTGTCTATGGTTCAGAGCTTCTTTACAACCAGGTTGTTGCATCTTCGATTGTTGCTGGTGGCACAGCGATTGCTAATGACACTGACAGCCAACAGGCTTATGGTGTCCAGACCCTAACTTATACAGACCTGATTAGTGCCTACAATGCTGATGTCGATGCTCTGGCTGTGAACCTTGTCAAGCAATACTCTGCCCCTGAGTTCCGCTTTGAGGCTGTCACAATCAACCTTGATGAAATCACTACCACCGAGGCAAATCAGGTTCTTGACCTTGAGATTGGTTCGGTTTGCAATATCAAGTTCACCCCGAATGGCATTGCCCCAGCGATTCAGAAGTATGCGGAAGTTATTTCAATCAGTCACAGCGCGGATGTCCGCAAGCACTCTGTGACTTTGGGCTTCTCAACACTCGATTATATTGGACTCATTCTTAATGACGCAGTGTTTGGTAAACTAAATACAGCCGCTGTTGGCTAAAGAAGGAGAATCATGCCTGGTTTAGGCCGTAAAACTTTTACCTCTGGTGAGGTGCTAACTGCTGCGAACGTGCAGGGTTACCTAATGGATCAGAGCGTTATGGTGTTTGCATCAGCGTCTGCTCGTTCTTCTGCTTTGGGTACCGCGGTTTCTGCGGGTATGTTCACTTATCTTCAGGACACTTTGTCTTTTGAGGGGTACAATGGAACTACATGGGCTGCTGTTGGTAGCGCTGGTGGTTTTAATGCTTTCATGCTTATGGGAGCCTAGAGGAGATTTAAATGCCTACTATTTATAAAGTTCTTGCTCAGTCGGCTCCGGCTGCTACGACTAACACTGATGTTTACACTTCACCTGCCGCTACCCAGACTGTCATTTCGACTATTGTGATTGCTAACCGTGCGGCTGCATCGGCTACCTATCGTGTGGCTGTGCGTCCTGCGGGTGCTGCGATTGCTAACCAGCATTACATCGCGTATGATGTTATTTTGGCAGCTTCGGACTCAACGACGCTAACTCTTGGTATTACTCTTGCCGCTACTGACGTTTTGACTGTTTATGCTTCGACTGCAAATACTAGCGTGAGTGTTTTCGGCTCGCAGATTTCATAATCCTGATGGCAGTCGAAAGGCTCTCTCAGGCCAGTATTCTTACGCTTAATAAGTATTCGTCGATGATGGCGGGTTCAATTTTTGTTAATGGTTACGAACTTATTAACACTCAAGTTTTAAGTTCTGCTGCAGCCAGCGTAACGTTCTCTAGCCTTCCTACTGTTTACTCTCATCTGCAAATCCGTTATAGTGCTCGAGGTGACGCTGGAGTTTCTAACACAACTTTTCTTGTACGTTTCAATGGCGATACGGCAACTAACTACTCACAGCACTGGTTCTACGGTAACAACGCCGCGGTAACTTATGGCACGGGAAGCGCACAAACTGGCATCGGACTTATCACTTATGCGGCTAACTCTGCTACGGCGAGTCACTTTACCGGCGGTGTCGTAACTATTCCTAACTACCAGTCAACAACAAATAACAAAACGCTTCAGGTATCAACCGTTACGCAAAGCACCGGCGGCCCTATCATGGTTGCTGGTCAAGGTGGAGGTGCTTGGTACAGTACCGCGGCCGTAACCAGTTTGACGCTTGTATCCGGAACAGGTAACTTCAATACCAATAGCCGGTTCAGTTTATATGGAATTAAGGGGTAATCATGCCAGTAGGTACATCGGCCTGGGTTCCGTTAGGGTTTTTAACTCTTAGCGCAACAGCTAGTTCTGTAACGTTTTCTAATATTCCGGCAACTATGGGCGATCTTGTTATTATTGCGGATGGTTCGGCCGTTAGTTCGTCGTTTCGTTACTATTTAACTCTTAACAATGACGTTGGTACAACTACTTACTGGGAGTCGAACTTAGCTTGGAACGGTAACTCTACTCAGAACAACACGAACCCTGGAAAGATTGAAGGATCTATGAGCGGTTCTACTCTGCTAACTGGTATTAGGTCTAACCTTGTAGCAACTGTTTTTGACTACGCGGCAACTACTAAACAGAAGACGGTAATGATGCGAAGTGGCTCTTACACTGCTGGTTCGGGCGGCATGGAGTTGGTGGCTGGTCGTTGGGCTAATACCGCAGCGGTTACGACTGTAAAAATTGCAACGGAAACCGCAGCAGGTAACTGGTTCGTAGCCGGAACAAACGTTGCGCTATATGGGGTGGCTGCCTGATGTTCGACACTCTGATTAGCACTATTACTGTTGGTGCCGGTGGCTCTACACAGATAGCGTTTACCGGTATACCGTCAACGTTCAGTGACCTTGCTATTGTTCTGGCGGCTCGCGCGACCAGCACGACTAATACTGTGACGCTTCAACTTAACGGTTCGTCGGCAAACTTTTCTGCGCTGACAATGTTTGGTAACGGTGCGGCACAGACTTCGTCTAGCGCTAATGGTAACTTGTGTGCTTTTGCTTCTATTAGCACGGATACCGCTAACACTTTTGGTTCAGCAATCATTCACATCACAAATTATTCAGCGGCTACCCAAAAAGTTGTTGCTATTGAGTCGGTGACGGAAACTAATGGTGCTACGGCTTATCAGTTGATGGAGAGCATTGTTTGGAATGACACTACGGCTATCTCGAGCCTGTCTTTGAACTTGGCTAACTTTGCCCAGTATTCTTCTGCTAGCCTTTATGGCATCACAAAAGGCACTTCTGGAGGCGTGACCGTAGCATGATAACTAAGTTCAGTTCTAGCAAACTTTCGTATACGCAGCGATACCACGGGATGATGGCTGGGTATGTTTTTCCTATTGTCACAGGCGGAACTTTAACCTCTGATGCAACATACTATTACCGCACATTTACAGCTAATGGAACTTTAGGTATTAGCGCAGGTTCACTTTCCGCCGATGTTCTGATTGTTGCTGGTGGCGGTGGTTCTGGCTCAGGTGCTGGTGGCGCTGGCGGTTTAAGGGTTTTGGCTTCTCAGTCCTTTTCGACAAATCAAACTGTTGTTATTGGTGCAGGTGGCACTGGGTCAAACCTTAACAGTTCAACTCACGCAGCTAATGGAAGCAATACATCAGTTGGCGCTTTGGCTGTTTCTGGTGGTGGTGGTGGTGGTTCGGGCTTTAGCGGCCTTGAAACTGGTAACTCTGGTGGTTCTGGTGGTGGTGGTGGCTACAACGGTGGCACACCTTTTGCTGGTGGTTCTGGTAATACTGGTGGCTATTCTCCGGTTGAAGGTTTTGCTGGTGGAACTCCTGGAACTTCTCAAGGTGGTGCCGGTGGTGGTGCCGGTGGTGCTGGTAGCGGCATTAACGCTAGTAACGGCGCTTCGTCATATAACAGCATAAGTTTTAGTTCTTGGCTAACTGTTACAGGCACGGGTGTTGGTGGATTGCTTGCCGGTGGTGGTGGTGGTCAAAACGGCGCTTCTGCTGGAACTTTCAATGGTGGTGGTGGTGGTTTGAATACTGCTGGAACTGCTAATACTGGTGGTGGCGCTGGCGGCGGTCAGCCTGGTAATATTGGTTCCGCTGGCGGTTCGGGTCTTGTTATTGTTAGGTATTCTCGAGCATTGGTAGGTGGCTAATGGCTCATTGGGCAGAACTAGACGACAACAACAACGTGCTTCGTGTAACCGTTGGTGACAACAACGATCCCGACGAAGGTTACCAATGGTTGATTGATAACCTTGGCGGTCGCTGGGTTAAGACTTCGTACAATGGCAACATCCGTGGCAAGTTCGCCGGTATAGGTGACCGTTATGATGAAACTCTTGATGAGTTCGTTACCCCTTTTGTTCCTGAGATTGAAACTGGAGAAATAAATGAGTGAAGTTTTGACCCGCATTGAGTGGGATGGCGCTACTGGTGAAACTAAGGTTATTCCTTTGACTGCTGCTGAGATTGCTGAACGTGAGGCTCAGGCTGCACAGTTCGCTATTGAGCAGGCTGCGCGTGAGGCTGCTGAGGCTGAGGCTGTAGCTAAGAAGGCTGCAGTGTTGAAGGCTTTGGCTGATGCTGCAGGTCTCACTGTTGATGAAGTCACTGCTGTACTAAACTAGTCTTATAACGGCCTACGCAACCGAACTTTGAAAGTATTGTGATGGCTGAAACTACTGACCGCGAATTACTTATAACCATTGTCAAGGATTTGACTGAGGTGAAGACTGAGATGCGTGGGTATCGTCAGTTGGAAAAAGATGTGCGTGATCTTCAGAAGAAGATTTATCAAATGACTGGTGTTAGTGGTGTGCTTGGTGGCGTTATTGTTGCTGTTGCGCAGATTCTTGTGAGTGTGAACAAATGAAGTGCTTTTTTGAACCTATCAAGGGTGTCGGCTGGGAACGCCGTGATGAACTCGGCAACACTGCCCCTTACCGCTCATCACCTCACAAAGGCTGTGACTGGGGGTTTAAGGGCGGTTCTGAGGGCAAAGAGATTCTTGCTATCCATGCTGGTGTTGTGACTGCTGTAACTAACAACCCTGCCTTGGGTTGGACTGCAATTGTTCGCATCGAGTGTGCCGATAACTGCAAGTATGTTGGCGAGCATATCGAATACAACCACATGCTTGCCAAGCCTAAGCTGAACATTGGTGAGCGAGTCACTGGTGGCAACTATGTCATCGGTTTGATTGGCGCAACTGGGTCTTCCCTATCGGCTTCGGGGGCTAATCACCTTCATGCTTCGATGGCTAAGAATCCTGTGCCTGGTTCGCAGGGCCTTGAGGCTAAGCGCGACTTGTTCAAGCTCATTGACATTAGTAAGGCTGGCCGTAAGGCTGTCAAGGATGCTTTGGCGGCTCAGGCATGAAGCGTTTAAAGCAAGTTTGGTTAGTTGTTGCCGAGCTACTTTGGCGCGGTTTTGGTTTGTTTTTGTTTATCCTTGGCGCATCGGCTGGTGTTGGTGCGGTTGTCACCGGCTCATGGCTGAATGGTGTGGTCATCGCCTGGGCGACTCTAATGCTTGGTGTTATTGGTGCAATTGGTTATGCGATTTCAACTACAGGTGTTGTCACTCGCTCGACTGTTGCTAAAGCCTCACAGGATGCTGTTCAGAAGGCTCAGGAAGCCTCTAAGAAGGATTAGAACCGAGGCGCGATAGTTGCCTCAGTTGTCTGCGCTCGTGGGCTGTAAGACCGCCGAAGATGCCATGATCCTCATTGTCTAGGGCATACTCAAGGCACTCTAGTTTCATCGGGCATCGCCCGCAGATTTGCTTTGCCAGCGCGACATCGACATTGCGCGACACTTGCCAGTCCTCGGGATAGAAGATGTCTGGCACTTGTGCGCACTCAGCGCCATCATTAGCCAGTATCGCTTCCATTAGTTTGCGATAGGACTTCTCGGCATCTTGGTTGCCAAAGGCGAAAATCTGCATCCCTTTAGGTTAGTTTCTTTCTGGCTGATTACCTAATTGTCTGAGTTATCCCCTAACCTGTTCTTGAAAGGGGATTTATGCAAACTATCACCGAACACCCAGCGATCACAAGCGCAACCTGCCTTGGAGTTTTCGCAGATGACTCAGCCGAATGGCATGCAATGCGAGATGAGCCTGGCATCATCACCGGCTCAATGATTGGCACACTGCTAGGACTGAACCAGTGGGAGTCACCTCTGAGCTTGTTCTATAAGCGCACAGGGCAGATTGACAGCAAGATTGTGCCCAGCATGAGCATGAAACTGGGCAAGGCGCTTGAGCAACCTATCTTGGAGGTCTTTGCTGCCGAGCATCCTGATTGGACTGTTTACCGCACAGGCACTTGGGAGAGTGTCACCGAGCCTTGGATGCGCGCTAACCCTGATGCTTTCTACTTAGATGACAAGGGCGAGCTGTGCCTGATTGAGGTCAAGTTCTCGCGCAACTACTTCAATGATGAAATCCCACCTTCTTACCGCGCCCAAATGCTTTGGTATATGGGTTGCTTGGGCATCAAGAAGGGCTTGCTGGTTGCCTTGACCGATTCGGCTTACAAGGAGATTGAGGTTGTCTTTGACCAGTTCGAGTTTGACTGGATGCTTGCTGAGGCTATCCGCTTCCGCGAGTTGCTGGCCACTAACACACCGCCTAACTTCGATGGCTCATCTTCTACCTATGAAGCACAGCGCAAGATCAACCCTGAGATTGATGGTTCAGAAGTTGAGATTGCTGAGTTGCTTGGTATAGGTTTAGTAAACACTGCTACACGCATTGACGAGTTGACTGCCGAGCTGAACGAACTAAAGGCTCGGACACTTGACCAGATGGGCAAGGCTAAGACCGCGTTCATTGATGTTGATGGTGAGAAGTTTGTTGTTGCTAAGAGGCAACAGCGAGGGGTCGGTGCGCCTTATGTCACCATTGAGAAAGGGAATAAGAAATGAGTATTTTGCTAGGGGATTTGGTCTTTGTGTCAATCCACACAGACCGCTATGGCATCACAGGGGTTCAGGGCATTGTCACCGCTGTCGGTGATGTGCGCGACAAGCCGGATGTCTACTGGGTGCAGATCGCTGGGCTATCAGCAACCATCTATTCAGATGAGGCTGTTATTGAGAAGGTGGCTAACTAATGGCTAATGCTCGCGAGGTCATTCTGGCTGTCATGCATGAAGTCCAGGGGGTTGCCAAGCGCGACCGCAACAGCGCTCAGGGCTTCAACTTCCGAGGCATTGATGCGGTGGTCAACAAGGTTGGCCCTGCGCTGCGCTCGGCTGGTGGGTTTATCTTGCCAGAAATCAAAGAGGCATCACACTCAACCGCTTTGACTGCTAAGGGTTCGACTGTAAATGTGGTTCACCTGATTGTGCAGTTTGGTATTTATGGGCTAGATGGTGAGCCGATTGTTGGCTCGGTTTCAGCTGAGGCTTTTGACTCGGGTGACAAGGCTACCGCTAAGGCTATGTCTGTGGCTTTGCGAACCTTCCTGTTGCAGGTGCTTGCCCTGCCGACTGATGAGCCTGACCCTGACAGTTTCAGCTATGAGGCTTCTCGCGACTGGGTTGGCGAGGCTGAACAGTTAGCATTGAAGTATGCGGTGGATGACCTTCGCACTCTTTACAGCCAGGCGGTTAGCTCTCGCGTTCCAGCCGATGTTCTTGAAAGGATAAAGGCTTATGGCAATGCCGCTGGTGGACAGGGCGATTCTGTGGGCAGCGCTGGTGGAAATAAAGGAGTTGCATAGTGAACTCCTCGCAACCGGCAACCCAGTCAGCGCCGAGGAACTCAAGCCAATCCTTTTCGACCGCGCCCTTCGATCACAGCGAGGCGAGTATTTCGACCCTGACAACCGAACTGCGCCTCATACTGGTTGAGGTTCAGAAGGGGGTAAATGCAACCTATGATGCCGAGTGCAAGGTTGCTGACCGCCAGACCGAGTTAGACCGCGCTTATGCCCTTTGCTATATCAACACTCAGGGAACTGTCGAAGACCGCAAGCAGATTGCCACTCTTAAGACCGCTGAAGAGCGACTGGCGGTAGATTTGGCTAAGGCTGAATGGAACAGGTGTAAGTCGAAGATGAAGGCGCTAGAGATGTCACAGATGAGCTTGCAGACTCAAAGCCGACTCATTGAAACCGAGCTGAAGACGCTTCGCTGATGTGGGTTCTCTTGTTATGGATGGGTGGGCTAATCGGGCTAACCGCTGCTTTTACCACCGGCTTCTGGTTTACTGTCTTGTTTTGGATTGAGATGCAGTTCATGGAGTTGCAGAAGGATGGCTATGACACCGAAGACCTGGGCTAAGTTCCTGCGTCGCGATGGTGGGTGCTGCCCTCATTGTGGGGAAACCGAGCGCCTGAGTCCTCAACATAGGGCCGGGCGCGGTCTCGGAGGCTCTAAGCTCGCAGACAGACCTTCTAACCTGCTGGTAATTTGTTCCTGGCTAAATAGCGCTATGGAGTCAGATGCAGACATTGCCGAGTTTGCTAAGGTCAATGGATACAAGATTGAGCGCTGGCAAGACCCAGCCGCTGTGCCTGTTTGGTATGCAACAGAGGGTCGCTGGTATCTGCTAGATGACTATTTTGAGCGAAGTGCATACCTGTCAGAAAGATAGTGCTACGATCTAAGACGAGGTAACAACCTTATGCTAAAATAAAAGGGTAGCCAGTAACACCAAGCGACTGACTACCCAACCGATACAACGACTATCGGCAAGTTCAATCCTAGCGGATTTAGCTGCCGAAGATAGGCAGCAAATGAAAACAATTTGGCGCAAAAAGCCAACAGTATCCGTAACCTGCGACTGGCAGAAGTGGAACGACAACAACCCTAACCCTGACATCCTCAGCATCAGCGAGGAACGCGCTTTGCGCCTAGCCTGGATTACTCACTCAGACCGCGAGTGCGCTTGCTACGCAGGGGGCAACTAATGCCTTGGTTCAAAG